AATGGAATATCGACGCGTGTGCGTTTAGATCTTCGTTGTACTGATACATCTGTGTCCAACCAGCGGCCGTCTCTGATAAGGCGCCTAGGTTAGAGTGAACGCATAGAAGTCCTGCTGACATCGCCTCCATCAGCGTGATGCATGACGTTTCCGTCCAGATGGAAGGATACGCTAGAATATGTGTCTTCTTTAAGGCTTCTTTAAGATCGCTGTTAGGGATTGAACCGTGGTAATTAATACTAGGATGATCTTTACAGTCTTGAAAAAGTTCTTGGAATTGAGCATCTCGTTCTCCCCACCCATAGATTTCAAATGACGAGTATACGTCGAGTTCGATGTTATCAAACTTCTCACAAAGCTTATTAAACACCGGTACAAGTATATTTAGGCCTCTGTGAGGTGTGGACCAATACGCTAGACGAATCTTTCCGTCTTTAGGCTTCTCGTGATCTGCAACTGGTTCAATACAGTTAGGAAGCACGATACAATGTGACCATGGAATCTGATAATAATTAATGAACGCTTGCATCTGCCAATTTGTTGCAAATACGATTTTATGGAACTTCGCCCAGCCTTCGTTCTTAAGATGATCAGAAGCTGGATCGCCAGGAAGATCCTGACACCAGAGAATACGAATCTTTGTTTCATCCATATCTTCTTCTACGCGAGAGATGAAGATCTGAAAATCATCTAGTAATTCTTTAGGTAGTCTCGATTCAAGACCAAACTTCATGAGCTCAGTCCCACCCATCGCGTTTACAGCTAAGCTGTCGTGTGCAAATGTCATACTCCATAACCTCTATCTTGAATTTGTCCCCACATGTCAGCAATAGCGATTTCCATGGAGGTGAATTGAAACGGTTGTGACTCTTCTGGTAGAAGTGCGTTTGATAGCTTATCTCCTACAAGAGACTGGTTGTTGATTTCGTTAAACTTAAACGGCTTCTTAATGATCTTCGTCTTTACTTTGCTACCCATAGTCTCTTTGATAAGATTAATTACCTGCTCAGGGGACTTAACAATACCACTCGATACGTTAAATGCTCCAGCTTCGACCTTAGGCTCTTTTCTAATAAGAGATGCAATAGCTAATACAAGATCGTCAACATATACGTACTCACGTAGTTGATCTTTACTATCGGTATAGATGACTGGCGACTCATTGTTGATCAGCTTAGTAAATGTGCTCGGGATAATACGAGACTTGTTTGAATCCCAGTAACCGTAGAGGTTCGCCGGGCGGAGAGAATAGATTCTCAAGCCGTAATACGAACGATAAAAATCGCACACCTGAGCTGTCATCACCTTCGATGTTTCGTAAGGTGAATTGCCAAGTAGCGGTTGCTCTTCAGATGTAGGAATGTTTTCTGGAGGTTGCTGACCATATACCTTATCGGTTTCAAGTACAACGATTGGGATATCCGTATCCATACGTCGTACAGCTTCAAGTACGTTAATTGTACCTTGCACGTTGATCATAAACGCTTGAGCTGGGTTCTGTTCACAATCTTGAACGATAGAGCGGGCGGCTGTATGAATGATAGCAGCTGGTGCATTCTCTTGAATGAGACTCGTTACGGTAGGATCACAAATATCCACTGCATACGTTTTTACGAATGAACTATCATGGACTCGCATTGAACGAGACATAGCAATCACATTACCAAATAGCGATCGATAATCCTCAATAATAGTACTTCCGAGAAACCCAGATGCGCCAGTTATTAGTGTTTTCATAAAAACTCTACACTCGTAATTGTAGTAATGTTAATAGAGCGCCATCCTTGAGCTTCTAGATCTAATACAGCCAATACGTCAGGATTTTCCTTCTTGACGCGATCGGTTTTCTTTTCATACGGCTCTACTTGCTCAGCCAGAGTTGATGGCATGAGTGTGCAATGCATTACTCTTTCAGTTCCATCCTTTTTAATGAAGGTAATTCTACCTTCATTTTCTCTAAGATCTTTTTGGAGCTCAGCCTTCGTTAAGGAGTTGAGGCTGATTGTCGAAATATTCTCTAAGTTGCTCATATCCGTTCACCTTTTTTTCATCAATAATAATCAGAGGCACAGTCTGTACGTCTGGGAATGTCGCCATAAAATCTTCACGAATCAAATCGCGACCAATTACTGTCTCATGGAACAATACGTTCTTCATATTCAGTAATTGCTTTGCCTTCACGCATGAAGGACAATTCTCTTTAGTGTAAATAATTACGTTATTCATCTTCGGATCCTTTACGGTTGAATAGGTTCGCACCTCTTCGCTTAGGATCACCCCAAACATCATTTGCTCGAACCTTGTAGAATGGGCGGTTTGTACCGCTCACGTTTGTGTTATTCTTCACAGTAACCCAAGGGTTCAAGCCACGTGTCCATGCTAGTAACTTACCCGCTTCTTTTTCAAAGCCATCTCGTGACCGCTTCATCAACCCAAGTGTGCTTTTAGAAACGTTGTTACGTTCACCCTTAGAAGTATAAGCCGTACGACCTCTTTTTTTGCCCATAATAATATATCCTTGTTAACATTATAAAATTTATTATAACCTATTTTGTATTACATAGCAAGCTTTATTTCATACTTGCAAGATATTCTTTGAGAATTTTAGAACCACCGATACGAACATTAATAATACCGTTGTAATACTCATCGTTCTCTAGTACTTTTCTTTCAAATTGTTCACGAGCTTCTAAGTAGCTTGCAATACCTCTACTTGGGCAATAATATAGAATCTCTCTTTTAAAGTTAGATTCACCAAGCAATTCGACATCAGCTTTCAAACGGTCACTGGAACCCCAGTATTCCTTCCAATCGCTCTCTTTAATCGAACGTCTTTTATTCTTTTTACCTTTAAGAGGCTGCTTCGTTACTTTAAACTTCGAGAGCTTCTTACCAACATACATCATGTCATTTGTATTGTTAGTGATTAAATATACAAAAGCTTCGCAGTCTTTCGGAAGTTCATTTACTTCTTCATTGTTATAGTACCAAGTCATTAAAATTACTCCACATTATGTAGAGTACTTATCACTCTTCTATATCTTCTTCATAATATTCGTCTTCATCTTCTTCATGTTCAATAGGTTCACCACAATAGGGGCAAAACTCTATTTGTTCATCTGAATCTGAAATAACTCGATATTCTATGCCGCACCCCTGACATTCTATCCATTTCACGTATCATTTCCTTTGTTATACTTTTGAATTTCTTCTTGTTGATCTTTAGAGATCCAAATAGTTGTTTCTTTTACTTCAGAGAAGCGAGGGCCGAACTCTGTTTGCTCTTCCCATTGACTATGCGGACGTGAAAACTCAATTGAAGGTGTTTCAAAGTCGGTTGGAATGTTTATATAATGAACACGAAATTCATTCGTATCACAATCAAAACTATTCCCTACTATTTTATAATGATTACCGGTCTTATTATGTCTCCAGCGAGTTCCAGAACGTGGTCTTTCACGTTTCCTCTGATGCATTTCTAATTGTTTAAATGTTTTTCTCATAATGTAAATCCTGTAAATGTATCATCATCAACGCCCTGTTTAACAAAACCAAGCTGATAGGATGAGATTTCGGTTTCTTTTCGTTCAATTTTCCACCCTGCGGTCTTTCCATACTTACTAGGGGAGAGTCTCTTGTAGAGTTGGTTTTGAAGTGTACCCACACTAATACCATGTATGTTACAAAAAGCTTTTAGTTCAGAAAATAATATTTCATACACTCGATTTTTATTTTGATTTGTTAATTTAATAACATAACTCATTTGAGGTCGTTTTTTACCTTTTGTCGCAGCACTAATTTTTTTAGCGGTATTTGTGCCTCGCACCTTTACTCCATATCTAGGATTACCTTTACCAGAAAATCGCATACTATGTTTTTGTTTCATTTCTTTAGTGTGTTTATGACCCTTAAACCACCCACCTGCTTCCTGTTGTAGTTTGTGTCTTTTTAATCTTTGTTCTTCAGCATTATCACCATATATTTCTTTATATGTCTTGCCTTTTTTATTTGGAGGTCTAGAACCTTCACATATATTTAGTAGTATCCCATCAGGATCATATCCAACTCGTCCATATTGCTTTATAAAAGATTCTTCAATATCATAAGCTATATTTTCATCTTCAATATTTTGAGCAATAAAGATTATATCTGGTTGTTTATCCTCCTGTAATAAACTTTCAAGTTTATTTAGAAACCTGGTATTGTTTTTATGTTTTCTTTCCTTTTTAGCGTGTTTTATATGTACATAAGCTCTATCTTTTTGACCTTTACCTACATACATCGGCAATTTAGTCAACGGATTGATATAACAATAAATATAGTACATAATTTCTACCTCTTGTTCCTTACTTTTATTTATAAGATCAAGAGACTGTACATATTTATTATAATAATTTATTTTTGATGGTATAAACCAATTATGGGTTCGTGAATCTTCAAACGGTGTTATATCTATTAAATTATTACCATCAAAAACAACAAAATGTCTAATAAGTTGATATAGATTCAACATATTATGTTTTAATACATAAACGCCTTCTATCTTTTTCCCACCAAAACGATTAATGTAATTATCACAATTATATTCACAACAGTTTACTAGGAGATCCGGATCACTTATTACAGAGATCCGAGAACCAATATCTTCATTATCTGGAATAATCCATATCAAAGTGTAAATCCTGAAAAAGTGTTGTCGTCAATATCTTGTTTAACAGAACCAATCACGTATGAGGAAATTTGTGTTTGTTGCGGAGCGACTTGAACGTCTGAACCAGCGATCCACTTTTGTGTCCATGGGAGTGGATTTGAACCGCCGCTGAATGGAGATGAGAGACCAATTGCGGTCATTCTCTTTTTAGCAATCCATTCAACGTAATCACAGAGAAGCTTTTCGTTAAGGCCAATCATCGATCCATCTTTGAACAGATAGTGAGCCCAATTCTTCTCTTGATTGACTACATCCATAAAGAGCTGTGTGCATTCAACTTCACATTCTTTTTGGATCTTAGCAAAGTCTTTATCATCCTTCGGTAGTAGTTTAATTAGCTGTTGCGTACCCGCGAGGTGAAGGTTTTCATCGCGTGCAATAAGCTTGATGATCTTAGCATTACCTTCCATCTTCTTGAGCTCAGCAAAGTTCCAGCTACAAGCAAAGGAAACATAAAATCTAACGCCTTCAAGAGCATTAACAGCATTTAAACATAACCAAAGAGCCTTTTTGTGTTCATGTTCCGGATTGTCGTAATGTAGTTTTGTGTTGTAATAATCATCTGCACTATCATTATTTAGTTCGATTAATCTGTCGTAATACTTACTAATGTCTCGAGCACAATCAACAATCTCTTGAATGTCTAGGATCTCGTCAAATATCTTTGACGGATCAGTATACACATTACGAATGATGTGCGTGTAAGCTCTAGAGTGGATAGTCTCAATAAACGCCCATGTCTGGACCCAGTTTTCCACTTCAGGGAGCGAACATATAGGAAGGAAAGCGAGGGAAGGAGCCCGGCCCTGTACAGAATCAAGAATGGTCTGTCTTTTAAGATTTGAAGTATAGATAAATTGTTCATGTCGCGTCAACTGACCTCTAAAGTCTTTAGAGTCTCGGGACACGTCTATTTCTTCTGGTCTCCAAAAATAAGATAACTGATTCTCAGTTAGCTTTTCAAACTGGTTATATTTCACTTTGTCATAACGAGCAATGTCAACAGGCTCATCAAAGAAAATAGTTCTGTCCAAGTGACTCTTTTTGTTTACAGTTGAAAATACGGACATTAATTAACCTTAATAATTTGATTTCGCGCTACGGAACGCTTGACAATCTCGTCTTTATATTCTAGCACAAGCGATACAGCAGTAGTATCTTCTCTATATATAGCTTTATGTACAAAGTACTCTTTACCATGGTCTTCCCATTTGTCATTATCTAGCATGAGATAATCACCAGTTTTAACTTCAGACATTATAAGACTGTTCCTTCTCAATAATCTTTTTCTCTTGCATAGTAAGCTCACCAAATATACGTCGAGGATTACCACAACATACACAACGAGGTTGTCCACAATCCATAGAGTGACGCTTAGCGAAACGATGAGGGTGTTCTACATTCAAACCATTCGTCTTAGCAATACGCTTCTGTCGTGTAATCTTGTTGGTTGTTAATCGGATGCGTTTTCCTCTGCGACCTTCTCTGAATCCAGGCTCTTCATCATACATTGTGTTTCCCCTTTATTTCTAGCGACGCATTCGTACACTTCCAAAAGCATTTTGGCAGTGTGTAGGGTTATTTCCTTGCTGATATACATGTTGAGTATTCCAGCTTCTTGCTTTACTGGAATTAGATATTGCATGCTTCACAACTTTCTTCATCCATTCCAATATCAGATTCTTGTAGTTCTTCATGAACATCTACTTCACCAGCACCGTCATTGGTGTTAAAATAGTAAAGAGTTTTTATTCCGAACTTGTAACACAATAGAATATGTTGTAAGAGCTCTGACATCGGAATCTTACCATCCGGATAAAACTTAGGATTATAAGAAGTATTAGACGAAATAGACTGATCAATAAACTTTTGTAGTACAGCCATGATAGTAATATAACCAACTGGCGACTCTTGATCCCATAGTAGTTCGTACTTATTCTTTAGCTTGTAGATCTCTGGAACAACTTGCTTAAGAACACCATCTTTAGACTGCTTGAACGATACAAGACTACGAGGAGGTTCAATCCCGTTTGTTGAGTTCGAGATCTGAGCAGATGTTTCACTTGGCATAAGAGCCATTAGTGTAGAGTTACGAATACCGAACTTCTTTGCTCGTACCTTTAATCCGTCCCAATCCATCTTATAGTCTGGTTTCACTAAAGAATCAACTTCTTTCTTGTATGTATCTTTAGGGAAGATACCGTTACTGTAATGTGTATCAAGGTTCTTAGGACACGCACCGAACTCTTCAGCAAGGTCAACTGATGCTTTAATCAGATAATACGACCAAGCTTCTGCATACACATGAATCATTTCGAGGTTGGGATTCGAATAGTTTGTATCGTGTTTTGCAAGCCAATAAGCAAAGTTAATAATACCTACGCCGAGAGGTCTGCGATTCTTTGTGCTGATCTCAGCAGCTTTAACAGGGTACTCTTGGTAGTCAAGCAATGCATCGAGAGCTCTAACAGCCAAGGTACACACACGTTCGAAATCTTTAGGTGACTTAATCTTGCCCCAGTTGATTGCAGATAGAGTACAAAGACTGATTTCACCATTCTCGTCCTTGAGATCATACAGGGGCCCGGTAGGAAGTGTAATTTCCTGACATAGGTTACTCATACGAATTACGGCTTTTTCCTTAATAAAGGAGCCGTGATCGTTGCAGTGATCTACATTCTGGAGATAGATGCGGCCTGTATCTTTACGCTCTTGCATGAACGCACTAAAAAGTTCAATAGCAGGAACAACCTTCTTACGAATCGTTCTTGACTTCTCATACTTCTCGTATAGTTCTCTGAACAGATCAACATTTGTAAAGTATGCATCATACAAGTCTGGAACGTCATGAGGAGAGAATAGAGTAATATCTCCACCAGTTAGGAGACGCTCATACATTACCTTGTTAAACTGTACCGAGTAATCTAACCCGCGAATACGATTCTCTTCCGTACCCTTGTTGTTCTTGAGTACGAGTAGATCTTCGACTTCAAGATGCCATAAAGGATAATGAAGGGTTGCTGCGCCGCCTCGCACACCACCTTGACTACATGACTTAACAGCAGCATGAAACTTCTTAAAGAAAGGAATTACACCAGTATGCTTAACAGTACCACCATTAACTTCACTATCCACCGCACGTATAGAGCCAGCACCAATTCCGATGCCAGCTTTCTGTGATAC